TATATCGAGTAAAAACATTATCTTTGCTTGTAAGAAAGAAAACTTTAATATTATGGCAAAAAAAGTAGGTAAACCAACAGCAGATAAGATAGAACAGTTAACATTTACGCCTAAAGCGGTGTTAAACGGTTACGTGCGTGTAATTTGCAACGACAAAAACGAAAGCTTAAACGGGCGCAACTTATTGCTACCTGAGGAAAAAGCAAAATTAATTGTTGCTAAAGGTTGGGGGGTATATGAGGGTTAAGATTGAGGGCAAGAACTACGAGGTTAAGACCTTGTTTGGCGAATACAAAATAAAGGACTTAATTTGGGCAAATCGTATTTTGCGCGAAAACGACATGAGCCCAAGGTTTTGTATGAAGTTGTTAAAAGAAACAACAAACATACCTGTTGATATTCTCGAAACATTGGATTTTGAAAGTGAAATTAAGGTGTTAGCTGAAATGAGCCTAATCGGTTTACGCACTCCTGATATTGATGTATTTATGGACTACGTGCAAGTGGACGGTGTTAAGTACTACAAACGCGAAGAATTGTTAACCTTAAGCGGAATTAAAGTAATGTTTGGTAAAAACAACTTTAAACAGTTTGCACTTATGGGGCAGCTGCACGATATATTAGCACGTAATAAGGAAGTTGATCCTACAAACTTAGCTTCATTGGTTGCGGTGTTGTATGGCGAAGATTTTAGCGACAAAGCAATAGAGGAACGTGCGAAAAAGTTTATGGACTTAGATTTGTATTCGGCTTTTAGCGGTTTTTTTTTGTTTCAAAGGGAATGGAACAAATTTCTAAGTTGTTTGTCGGTATATTCACAAACGAGAGTTCAGGCAATGTTAAGTATCGAGCGTTTGCTAAGAAAATTATCGAGAACAATTTTTGGTTTTCTTTTGCCTACGAGGTTGCGGAGCTGGGAATTTTTAGTAAACCTAACAAAACGCCTTTAGAAAGTGTACACGAAACAAACTGCATGGACGTACTGCATTATTTAAACGTTAAACAAGCACAAGCTAAAATGATAAATTATGATTAACAAAATAATAGAACTGTTAGAAGAAGTTGCAACCGCTTACACTTATGTACAGGGGTTTAGTTATGCAAGTCCGTACGAAATGAACGGTGCGCCAAGTATGCAATTCCCACATATTTTGGTAGCTGATACACCCGACTGGAGTAATAAGGGGGAATATCGTAATAATAGCTTAGGCAATAAAACAACGTGGGATTTAAGGATATTTCTATTTGATACCTACAACCAAGCAGAGCGCACAACTGTAGCACGTGCTACCAAGCAACAAGAGTTAAAAACAGCAATGGATAGGTACTTAGCCGAGTTCAAACATAGGGCTTTAAATGAGTTAGGTTACAATGTGGAGTTAAGCAATGGATTTGTAGCCAAACGCCAAATGAACGGTAAACTAGAGCAATGTAGTGCCAACTTAAAGGTAACGGGTAACAATACGTGTGATTTAGGAACTTTTGAATATGCTGGATAGTTGGAGAGCAAACGGTTTGAATTTAATCGGGGAATTTGTGCTCGATTTGATGAAAACGGAACTTGAGGAACAAGGGCACCGCGCAACGGGTAAGCTAATCGATAGCATGACTTACAAGATAAACGGCGATAGTATCGAGTTTTACGCTGAAGATTACGCTAAGTTTGTGGATAGTGGGCGACAAAAAGGAGCTCGTATGGTGCCAATAGATGCGTTAATTGGGTGGATTGAGCAGAAAGGTATAGCAAGTGGAGATACAGAGGTTAAAAAAGTGGCGTATGCAATACAAACGGCTATATTTAAAGAGGGCAGTCCGACAATGGGTAGCTTACAATATTCGCAAAATGGCAGAAGAAAGGACTTTATCAAGTTTGCGGTAACTGAAAATGAAAAGATTATATTGCAAAAAGTAGTAGAAATATTTGATAAAACGGTAAAAACCGAGTTTATAAATGAAATGATTAACATAAGAAAGCAATGGCAACAACGAACTTAGGCTTAACGGGTAGTCCGTACTTAACCCAAAAGAGGGTAGCAAGGGCACAAACTAACAATACAGATGTAATTCAAATGCGTATGACCGTAACTATCGGTTCAGATGATTATGTTTTTGAGCAACTGCCCGATATTGGTACAAGTGATATATTCACTTTTGAATTAAACAGCTTTTTGAGAAACTTTGTTGTAAGTAATTTAAAAACATTAACGTCGGGTAGTGTTGCAAGTGGAAACACAACTTTATTTACGTATGTGTTTACGGGCTTAGATGTAAACAACGATGTTATAAGTGGCGAAACGTCGGCAAGTAGCACAAACGTGGTAATGAATTACAGCGTGGACGATTTAGCACCAATTAATATTGCCGACTACTTGAACTCGAATGTGGGTATAGCAACAAACTTGCTTTTAACAGACTTTTTAAACCCTAGAAAGGTATTATTAGACGGTTACGTGGCTTTAAGTAGCTTTAGGACGGGTAACTCTCAAAGGTGGTGCGTAGTGTTTACCGACGCAAGTGATAGTGTTGTAGCAGACGCTGAAATTTTACCTGTGTTTGACGGTACACTAGGAAGTGATGTAAACTATGGAAGTACTTTGGTACAGCAATTCAACCAGCCGACAGCCACGAAAATGAGTATTTTTATTGCCGATAGTGGCGGTTCGGGATTTAGTCGTACGTTTAGGAGCCGAATTTACACCTTTGAAAAGGTTGCTGAGCCTTGCCAGTATGTTGAGGTGCTTTGGATTAACCAATTTGGAGCAATGGAAATAACATTGTTTAACTCAAATTTTGCCTTTGGTACGCAAATAAACAAGAAATCATTTGAAAAAGTAAGACCTGTTAACCCTACTTCATACGATAGGGGGCAAAACAACTACATGGTTGAGAGTGTAAAACGCTTTACAATTTGGAGCGACTATGAAAAAATGGAAGATATAGAGAAATTGAACTACATTTCAGTAAGTCCGCAAGTTGCAGTTAAGATAGGAGCGCAAATAATACCCGTAATAGTTGAAAATGCGAATACCGAAGATTACAATTATCATGAGCCTATTAACCGAGTTATTTTTAATATGGTAATGGCTAACAAACGAATAAATGTTGTATAATGGAAGATTTACAGATATACATAGTAGATAAGGGGTACTTAGACTTATTGGACTTTACGGATTTTCCGTTGGTGCTTAAAAAAAGTATTGCTAATATTAGTGATATAACAGCCCGTGAAAGTGATTTTAGCTACGACTTTGAAATTCCGAACAACGCTAACAATAATAGCATTTTGTTTGGTATGGAATATGTGAGTTATGCGGACAAATCTATATTAGGCAAACAAGAAGCGGTAATAGTTTTGAATGGTGCTGAGTACCAACGTGGCTTTGTAGAGGTACGTGCTTCTAGGTACATGGATAAATACGTGTGCAACTTTTTCGGTGGAAATGCTGAATGGATTGAAGAGGGTGCAAATATTTTGGTTAAAGATTTAGAGTGGAAAAACAATACGCAGAACTTTACGCAGTCGGGAATTACCGCAGTTAATACAGGTACAAGGATTTTAAACGATATATTTTATCCGTTTATTGACCGGAACACCGCCAACGATATAGGCACGTATCGACCTGTATTTTATGTACGAAATTTGATTGAGTTGTTTTTTGCTGAAATTGGGTACACGATTGATAGCAACTTTTTATCGAGTAAATTTGTAAACGGGTCGGGTATCAACAACGGTTTAGCAGTTGATTTAAGCGTAAACTTTGAATTTGATGAAAGTGATATAGTTGATACTATTGCAAATTATAGTGGCGATAATGCCGATGCAGTTAATTATTTTTTAGCGTGGATATTTCAAGGTAGCACCCCCATTGATGTACAGACTACTAGAAATATCACACCGTTTTACACTATACAAAATAGTGATGACTTCGGGTTGTTTGACCCTTTAGTAGGGTACACCGTGCCAAAAGACGGATTTTATCAATTTACTTTTGACTTTTCTCAGTCGTTATGGTCTATATATTACGGTGGTTCATTATTTGACCCTAGAGGTTTAAGCCCTTATATTGAATTACAATTAAAGAGAGGGACTGAAGTTGTTGCATTTACAGATATTAACGATGAAGTACAGCCAAAAGGAAAAAACGTTAATTTAAGCGTTTATTTATTTGCGAATGACGTTATCACATTTACCATTAGGGAGCGCAATCAAATGTTAAACCCAGCAGAAGCTTTTGTAAATCGTAAATATAAGATACAACCGCGTAACAACACTTTCAATATCCAATTCAAATCAAAAATAGAGTTGGGAGATACCTATGCAATTAGTCAAGTAGTGCCTAAGGAAATGAAAGCAATCGACCTTATTAGCGACTTTAAATTTTTGTTTAATTTATACTTTGAAGCTGATATCAAACGCAAGGTTGTAAAAATTGAGCCCCGCAATAGTTGGGTTGATGTAGATAGTGCAGATGTTAACGGATATTATCAAAGCGTTGGTTTGGCTTCAAATTGGACAAACTTAATAGACTATACAAATCCGCCTGAGATATTCAACGAGCTAAACTATAATAGGGATTTAAAGTTAAGATACAAAGCCGATAACGATGATAAATGGTTACTACAATGGGAGAAAAACAATAACCGTACATACGCGCAATATATCCATAATTTAGGCACACGTTTTCCAAATGGTGAAACGGTACTTGAAACTAAACTAATTGCACCAAGCATACAAGGTCGTACAAGTAATGTGGTTACTTCAATCGTGCGCCAAGAGTACGCGCCTTTAATCGGAGTTGATACAGACCAACCGAGTCCAAATAATAGATATGCACCGCGTATAGGGTGGATAGTGAACAGTAGCTTTGTAATGGAAGCCTTTGATGACTTAGTAGTTTTTGCCGATAGCAGTAAGCTAACTTTTAACGGTACAAACGGACTGTTTGAAAGGTTTTGGAGTAAGAACATACGCAACTTAATTAATGCGGTTGTGGTTAAATGTAGGGTGCGTTTGGCGAAATACGAGATACAGAAATTTGACTTTAGTAAGCCTGTTTATATTTCCTTACCTCAACAATTAGCCGGATATTACGCGGTGCAAAGTATTGAAGCAAATTTATTAGATGATGATTTGGTAAACGTGGAATTGCTAACTTACAAAGACTATGCACCTTTAACCGTTGACCCAAGCCAACGAACTAATATAAACGCGAATACTCAAAACCAACAGAGCCAACCCGCACGATTTGTACTGTTTGAAGACGATACGACAGGGCAATTAATCAATGTGTTGGATGTTGATGACAATGGAAATTTTATAAACCTAATATACGAATAGAAAAATGGCTGAAGAATTAATTTACAAACTAAACTTTGAGGGTGCTGATGACGCAACCAAAAACCTAGCAAAACTAAAAAAAGAGTTAGCGGACTTGACCAACCAACAAAAGGCAAATAAGGAAGCTTTAAAGCAAGGTACAATTTCGCAAGATGAATATTACGAAAGTCAGGTTAAGTTAGAAGCCGAAACTAAGTCGTTAAAGGAAGCAACGCGACAAGCTGAAACCGCGTACATGGCAAACGCTAAGGCAAGTGCTGGTGCTGGTATGAGTATTAAGCAACTTAGCGCGGAATTGTTTAAAAATAAACAAGCGTACCAAAACTTAAGTAAGGAAGAGCGCGAAAATGCAGAAATTGGTGGTAAGTTATTAAAGACCATACAGGAACAAGACGCGGAATATAAAGAGTTACAAGTTAGCATTGGTAATACTCAGGTAATGGTGGGTAGTTACTCGGACGCAATACAATCGAGTTTACCGTTAATGGGTGGATTTGGCGGACAAATTCAAACTATTATAGGCACACTAGGACAAATACGTACTGCTTTAACAGGTTTTAGCACCGCAATGAAAGCCCAAGCAGTAGCCACGAATGGCAGTGTAAACGCATTAAAACTGTTTAAAATTGCCTTAATTAGTACGGGAATTGGCGCAATCGTGGTGGCTATTGGTTCGTTAATTGCTGCTTTTGCTTCAACTCAAAGAGGAGCAGATGCAATCAGTAGAGCCTTAGCACCTGTAAAAGAAATTTTTGCAGTGTTAGTTGGTTTCTTACAGGACAAAGCGTTGGCAATATTCGACCGTTTAAAAGAAGCAATCAACAACCCAAAACAAGCGTTTGAAGATTTGTTAAATTTCATAAAGCAAAACGTGATAAATAGATTTAAGGGAATACAAATGTATTTTGAAGGCTGGGCGCAAACGTTTGTAAACGTGTTCAAAACTTTAGGATTGAAGCTTAAACGTACTTTAAACGACGTGCCTATTATAGGTGCTGGACTAGGTAAAGAGGCTTTAGATAAATTGGATAAGGATATTAAGACCGCAGAAAAAAAGGTGGTAGATGGGGCTAAAAAAATGGCAAACGGTGCATTACAAGCAGTATCGGGAATAGAAGACCCCTTAGGCAAAATGGCGAACGGTTTTAACAAAGTTGGTAAAGCAATGGATGAAGCAAATAAACGCGCTCAAAGGATGCAAGATTTAGTTGTAGCTATTCGACAGAGCGAAATTACTTTAAACCGAGATTTAGAGCGTAACCGCCGAAAAATGGAAGAGCAAAAACTAATCTTAGAAAATCAACTGTTACCAATCGAGCAAAGGAATAAGGCGGGTAAGGAGTACATGCGTTTGTTGGATGAAAATATAAAGCGCGAAAACGGAATTTCAAAAATGAAGTTGGAACACGCACGTTTAAGCATGGAAGCCAACGATACAGATGACCAAGCTAAGCGCGAATATTACGACATGATAGCCGAAAACGAGCGTATGTTGGCTGAAGCAACAGGTAAGCGTATCGAAGTGCAAAACAAGTTAAACGACTTTCAAAAACAAGCTATTGCTGAAGCAAAAGAACGTGAAAAGGAGCGTGTAAAATTACAACAAGAAGCTGAAAAGGAAACGCAAAAAACAGCTTTAGAAAATCAAAAACAAGCATTACAGGAACGTATTGCTTTAGAAGAATTTGAATTTAAGAAAAAACAAATTTTGTTCGGTGGCACAAAACAAGAGGAGTACGAAATGGAAGTTACGCACCAAAAAACATTGTTGGAACTGAAACTAGAATACGCTAAATTATCAGGAGATAGTGAGGTGGAAATTAAGCGCGAAACAGATTTGGCGTTGCTGGAATTGGAACAACAAAAGATTAACGAAGAAAAAGCACAAGCAAAAGAGCGCCAAGATTATATGCTAAGCTTAAAAGCTAAACAAGAGAAAAAAACACAAGAGCAAATAGATACTACGCAAAAGGTAGGGGATGAAATATTTAAAGCTGAAGTGCGAAGAATTGAAGCAACACAAAAACGCGAAATTGACAGCCTTACATTAAGACGCCAAGCGGGGGAAATATCACAAGAGGAATACGAAAAGAAAAGGCTACAAATTGAAAAAGAAGCTTTTGAGAAAAAAAAGAACTTAGATATTAAACAGGTGCTTATGAACTCGGCAGTGGCGGTTTCTAAAATGTTGGCGCAAGGTGGTTTACTTTCAATACCCGCATTAGTTGCATTAGCTGCCCAAACTGCGGGACAAATTGCGACAATCAAAGCGCAGAAATTTAGATTAGGTGGTAACGTTGGTGGAAAATTGCACTCACAAGGGGGAACAATGATTGAAGCCGAGAAAGGCGAGGCGGTTATAATGCGCGAAGCAGTAAACCCTATTACAGCACCTATATTATCGGCTATAAATACCGCGTATGGGGGCAATCCGATAGAAGCAATCGGACAAAAAAATGCACCTATGCAAATGCAACCGCAACGAATTGAAGTCGTGAATGTTGCAACCGAAACAACAAATATTGCAAATCGTGTAAAAAATTTACAAAACGCAAGGCGGATATAAGTAAAATTTATTAACTTTGAAAAAATATAAACTAAAACTCAAAAAATATGTGTTCAATCACTTCTAATTTATCAGTAACTTGTACAGACGAAACCGCTAACGGTGGTTTGTCGAGAATTTTTATGGTAGCAGATAAGCAAATTGCTTCTGTTACTTTTGGGGCTTCAACTGCTCACACTATTACAGGAATTACAACCGTTGATAGTGCTAAGTTTGTGGAATATATGGGTAGATTTGAGACTAAGTCCATTTCAACTGAAGCAAACAAAGACAACGGTGGTGTTAGATATACTCACACGATTGAGTTATTTATACCGAAATTAAACAAAACAAAAGCTGAGGTATTAGCGCAATTAGACGCTATTCGCGGAACTGTTGCAATCGTTGAAACTTACGAAAGTGCGGGTACTAACAAACAAGCTTTAGTATTCGGTTACGATAAAAAAATCGGTGGCGATGCTTTCTTAAAGGCAACTACTGCTCAAATGTTAGAAGCTACGGTAAATGGGCAAAATGGTTATATGTTAACATTAGTTGGTGCTGGTACTGAATTAACAAGAGAGTTCATTGGAACAATCACTGTTGAGGATGGCGATACTGGTACTTCTGTTTCTTTCGGTTCGTAATGACTAAGAAAAAGTACATATTAAAGAAAAAGTTTGAAAACTGCCTACTACACAGTGAGTTAGGCAGTTTCTTACTTACTTCTAAATTGAGCCAAAAAACACTAAAACTACTTTACGATAATGGCCACCACGACAAAATTAATTACGAGTAGTGATATACTTGCAGTTTGTACACTTGACCAGTCTATTGACCCGTTTTGGTTTGATAGAGAAATTTTATATTGTCAGGAAATATATTTAAAAAATTTATTAACTGAGGAACTTTACTACGTGTTATTAGATGCGTATGAAGACGACGATTTAAGCGACGAATTGCAGTTAATCTATGATAGATACATTAAGTTCATTGTTTGTTATGGTACCGCATACCGTTCTGTTGTGGGCAATATCCAAACACAAGCCGAAAATCAGGGTTTAATGGAAAACCGCACAGACTACTCAAACGTAGCAAAAGAGAATGAACGCCGACAAGCGTTTTTTTTGTATGAAAAATGTTTTCACTATCAAAAGCAGTTAGGTAATTTCTTACTAAACAATACCGCCGACTATCCCGATTTTGATGCAACTAAAATAGTGCTATATCCCGAATTTACATATTTTAACTTTTAAAAATGTCAATATCAAATCTACATAGAAATTCAACCGAAGCGAATAAACACACGCCTAAAGGGTTTACCGACGCTAGTAACAACAGCAAGTTAATACGTGATGAACGTGGAGAAAGTCGTTATGTGGATAACATTAATATAGGCACGTTTATAGATTTTGCAGATCCTACATTACCACCGCCAACGACTACCAACAATCACGTTTATGTGTTAGTTGGTGCTGGAACTGTTGATGCTGATTGGGGTAGCGCAGTTGAAAATGATGTTGTACGTTTTTTTGATAATGTACCTATTTCGGTTACGCCAACAGCGGGGTATTTTGGTTATAATTTAACCGAAAACAAGTATTACCGATTTACTACTGAATGGGTAGAGTTCGCAATTCCACCTGTTTGGGGTTCAATTACGGGTACTTTGTCCGACCAAACAGATTTACAAACTGCTTTAGACGATAAACAAGATACTTTAATTTCGGGTACTAATATAAAAACCTTAAACGGGGATAGTTTATTAGGTGCAGGGAATATAACTATTATTTCAGAAAACATAGCTACGAATAACCTATCTATTCCAAGCACAACCACAAGAACATTAACTATTCCAAGCGACAGCATACTTGATTTAGGGGCAAATGTAAGAGTTAGAAACAATATTTTAGAGCTTCAAAGCGTAACTAGAGGTTTCTTGATGAACAGAGTTACAACTATTCAAATGAATGCTATTGTAGGTATGTCGGATAACGAATTAGTATTCAATACTGATGTTAAAGCCATATACAGATATGATGCAACATTACTTCAATGGGTGGCTTTATCTTCGGGTTATGGTATTATTGCGGTGTATAGTGGCTCGGGTAGTGGAGTGCCTACATTTTTTGCTACCTTACAAAGTGCTTTAGAAACTTGTAAAGCATCAGGCGGTTATTTTACTGTAAAATTGTATAGTAACTTAACCATTACAAGTGCAATTGAAATAGATTATACAGGTTCTGGAACTGGTAAGGCTTACTTGTTTAGACAATTAACTATTGACTTTAACGGTTTTTCAGTTATTAATGCACAAGCAAATACAACTGATGCTTTTACTTTGCAATTAAGTAATACAGCTAGTGTCTATCAAGAAGTAAGAATCCTTAATGGTACAGTATTACGTACCAATGGTACAGGAACGCACCACGCATTAAAATGCGACCAAACAGGTAGATTTGGTACTATACAGATGAGTAAGATGCTATGGTATTGTCAAAATGGACAAACAGCAAGAATTGGGTTAGGCTTATCAACCGCAGTTGATGCCGACCGTGTTTGTGATTTGGGTGGTTCTACTTTTATTTCTAACGCAAGTGGAGCAAGAACTATGACATTACCTAATTCTGCTACAACAGTTACCAATTTTAGAGTGTACCATACAGGAGCATTAGATGCCCTATATATGGATACAGGTAGAGCACATAATTTCTACGCTGAAAATACTTCAACTGGTAAAGCAATATTAGCAGTAGGTAGCAACTTTATAATTTCGCAATTTGATTGTAAAAGTAATAGTGGTATTGCTTTAGATTTAAATGGTTCAGGTGCAGAAGCACATAATTTTACAGCTAAATCTACAAGTGGAGAAGCGGTAAGCGTTAAAGGAACTGCAATAGCAACTTTGTTTAAAGCTGATACAGGTAACAACCACGCATTAAGGGTAGAGGGTAACTCAATTGCAAAAGATGCGTTTTGCCAAAATAATAGTGCTACTTTAGCTGCAGTAACTGCAACTGATTACAATAGACTACAAAATATTGAAGGTATTAACTTAGGAGCAAGTTTTGGCGGTCGTATTCAACAAGCACAAGCACTTAGAGGTGCATTAAGAAATTGTACTTTTATTTCCATTGGTGGAATAGGGGCTGAAATTATAAGCACTACTAACAACGTCAACGCTGACAATTGCAATTTCGAAAGTCAATTGGATAGTTCAAGTGGTCACGCATTAAGAGTTCAAAGTATTAGTAGTGGTACGTTTACGTTAACAAAATGTAATTATACTGTACGCAATTCAAGTGCAAATTGCTTAAACGCAAGTGGGGCAACTACGGTAAGAGTTGGTTATAATACTCATAATAACGTAGCAAGTACGCCTGTGAATGCGAATATTACTTTAGCAACTTTAGGAAAAATAGATATATAATATGACAAATAAAATTTGGAATTACGGAACAGAAAACGGTTTAAATAGAAGATTAGTTTTATCGGGTTTTACCTTTATTGAAGATAAATCTATAACCGTTTTTTTAAAGGAAGAATTACTAAGCCCAACAGGAGCAATAGTAAGCACTAAACCAGCTGATTATAAGGTAGAAAAAGGTGTAATTTCAACCGATATAAATGGTGCATTTTTACCTAAAAGGAATACATTAGGCGAAATTCAATATGAATTAGATGAAGACGGAAATCCTACTGAAACACCATTACCACGTGATAATGCTTTTGAAAATATAGTTTATTATATAGATAACAAGGTGTTTACTATCTATGAGTTGATAGATAGTGGAGTTAAAGAACGTTTTAATTTAGTGTAATGAAACCCAAATCTAACTTAGAAAGAGTTGCATTTATAGTATTGTTAGGAATATTTTTATATTTGTACCATGAATAGAACACGAAGCGAAATAATAGACAGCTTATTTGAGCACGCTAAGAACTGCAACTTAGATGCTATACATTACCGTTTAATTGAAGAAGCGGTGTACTCTAATGATTGGGACTTTATGACTGATTACAACGGTTGTACTTCGGTGGCTGAATTACACTATGATTTTTTTGTATTCGATTGCTTCGTTCATGATTTCCATTGGATAACGGGTAGAGGTGGTAAGGTTGCGGATAAGATATTTCTTGAAATGATGTTACGTAGGGGCTTAGGCAAATACATAGCTTACAAACGTTATATTGGTGTACGTTTGGCGTGGGCTTTAAAATACAAAAAACACCACAAAAACAAAGGAAACGTAAAAGAACTAACTTATTACATGAAAATTTTTAAGGCGATTAGAAAAATAAAATGAAAGAAATTGACGACTTCACAAAGCTAATTTTAAACGAGTTAGAGCGTAATAGAAACGCAATCGACAAACTTAAAGAAGATATTGACTCAAAATTTGAAAATTTACGACGTGATATTGCTAAGGTTCATACCACCGAAAAGGAAATTCAGGACATTAAAATGTGGCAAAAAGAAGTTACAGAAACATGGTCGCCAAGACAAATGAAGGAAGTTAAAGATGAGGTTTACGATCAAAAAAATAAATGGTCTAAAGCAATAGGATTATTAATCGCAATTGAGGTTGTTGTTGGCTTTATAATTTCGTGGATATTAAAAAATATTTAATATGAAATCTTTAAGTAACATTGAAGAAATCAAAAGTTTAAGCGACAAAATTAGCTTGTTATTTAAGCAGAATGAGTTGCTAAGGTTAGCAATTAATACCAGTCACGAGGGGATAGCCATACTTAACGAAAATGGCGAGTACATTTATATTAACGAAGCTCATGCAGAAATGTTTGGTTATACGGTTGAAGAATTAATCGGCAAAACGTGGGAGATATTATACAAGCCAAATGATATTGATTTTTTTAAAACAATCGTTTTTCCTATTATATTTGCAAACGGAAAATGGAACGGCAAATATATTGGTTATAAAAAAAATGGCGATGAAGTTAATGAAGAAGTTTATTTAACTTTGCTTCCGAATAATTACTTAGTGTGTACATGCAGAAATATATGAGAAATTTACTAAAAATAATTAACCCAGTTGAGATAATTAAAGCACTTAAACAAAGTGATACAAAAACAAAAACCAACGGAATACTACAAATGGGTGGCGGTGGTGTGCTTATGACTTCAGGTGTAACACTAATAACCGACGGTGCAATAAATCAAAGTTGGTTTGAGATTGTTGGGGGTGCTATTATATTGATCGTTGGCGTTTACGTGGCTAAGAATTTAACCGAAAAAATAAAAGATATTGGAAGCGAAAATAATTAGATCCTACACCGACGCAAATTTAACGTTGGGTAAATTACATATTAACGGTATTGAATTACACACTTTGGAGCGTGGTTGGTTAAATAACACGCCTATGGTTTCATGTATTCCTCAGGGTAGTTACAACGTGCTTATGACTTACTCGAACAGGTTTAAACGTATGTTATACGAGGTTCGGGGCGTACGTGGTCGTGCTGGTATAAGAATACACCCTGCAAACTTTTCAACTCAACTAAATGGTTGCATCGCTTTAGGAATGGAAGTAACCGAGCAAAACACTATCACACAAAGCAGAAAGGCACACGCAACTCTTGAAGCCATTACAAAGGGGCAACCGTTTAAATTAATCATAGAAGATAAATTTTAGTTAAAATTGTTAAGGAATGTTAAAATATTCATTTTTATTTGCATCTATAAATTTAATTTATGTATATTTGTACTATAACAATTAAAACAGATACAAAATGGAAAATTTAACTGCAAATACTCAAAGCGAAAATATACAAGTAGCAATAGCTATAATGGAAAAAGCAAATATTTTTGATTATTCTTTTAGTGGCTATTCCGATACAAATGGTGTTTCGGTTTATTTTAAAAACGCAAATGGTGTTAAAATAAGAGTTTCAAACCATACGGTTACTAATTATAACAGAGTAATGGACGAGTTACATTTATCTTTTAATCAAAAAACTTTCGGAATAGGAGGAAAAATAGGATTTAAAGATAACTCACAAATAAATAAATTATCAGCATCTAAATTTGGATATTAACCTTTAAACAATTAAAACCATGAAAAAAAGAATTAAAGATTACGTAGGAAGACAATTCGATGTGACTTTCTCGATTACAATTAGGACCAACGGATTTAATAATTGGGCAATTTCGGTCGATTTAAGCCACGCAAAGTTAGTAACAGACCTTAATAATTTGCACAAAGATTTTAACGCTTTAGAGGGCACGTTTTACACGAATTCCGAAAGCACCATTTTAAGCCTTTACAATGGTAGCCAAGTTCGAAATAAAGAGGAATATTTATTTGATAATTTTGGAGCCGAAATTGAGGATATTTTAATGGACTTTCTGCAAGAGGAGTTTCCGAGATTTTACCAAATTGATGAGGAAACAGGCGAGATATTAGATGAAGCGCACTTCAGAAGCCAGTTAGAAGAATTTGTATTTAATGAACCTAAATTAATTGATACATGGAAATAAATCAATTATACAACGAAAATTGTCTTGAGACAATGGCAAAGATGCCTGATTGTTTTGTGGATTTAACTGTAACAAGTCCGCCTTACGATGGATTGAGAACTTACAACGGATATTCTTTCCCATTTGAAGATATTGCAAAAGAGTTATTTAGAATTACAAAAGATGGTGGTGTATTAGTTTGGGTTATTTCGGATGCAACTGTTCAAGGTAATGAAAGCGGGACATCATTTAAACAAGCATTATACTTCAAAGAGATTGGTTTTAATTTGCACGACACAATGATTTGGATTAAAGATGGTGGTGGTGCAGTAGGAAGCAATAAGTGTTACACACAAAACTTTGAATATATGTTTGTATTTTCAAAAGGTAAAATAAATACCACAAATCTAATTTATGACAAACCAAACGCTTCTTTTGGTAAAGACAAAAGTGGAGTAGGCAGGAGATTAGTAACTGGTGAACACAAAATAGAAAAGCGTAAACCAAGTGCAGAATTTAGCAGAAGAAACAACTATTGGTATATAGCTCCTCAAAAGGGCGAACACCCTGCCGTATTTCCAGAAGTGCTTGCAAATGACCATATTTTAAGTTGGAGTAATGAGAACGATTTAATTTATGACCCATTTATGGGAAGTGGAACAACAGCTAAAATGAGTATTTTAAATAAACGGAATTGGATAGGTAGTGAAATATCTTCCGAATATTGTCAAATCATTAATAAACGTATAAACCTTTAAAAAATGGAAAAAATAAACACAAAAACCAGACTTAAGATGTGCTGGTGGCTACGAAAAACAAGTCCTGAGCAAATACGCTCAGGGTTTAACTTAGAACTTTATTTACTAATTTTAGAAAGAAGAAAATATGCTATACAAAATTAAAGATGAAAGTGTTTACATCCCATTTGAGTTCCCAGTGGGTACACTTTTTAAGTACAACGGAAAAACTTACAAAATTTTTGAGAAGATAACGACGCTCCATAATAGTTGGTGTAATTGTAGGGAGGTTTAAAACAGGGTAAAAAATGGTGTTTTTGGTATTTTTTGCAAGGTGTAAAAATAAAAAATACCAATGTAAATTGCTGAAAATCAATACTTGGTAAAAAATGCAAAAAAATATTCGATTATTTACTATATTAAAAAATATTTTTTTTATTGAAAATTAAGAGGGGGGGGGGTATATCTATTTTAGAAAAAATATATTTTATTTTACAATATATAGTATAAGGTATTTTTTTCTTGATTTTTTTGCACTTATTGAAAATCAATTACTTAGATATAAAACCGTATTTTTTATTGGTATTTTATTTACCTTTTTTATATTTTTTATTGTAAAATGAATAAAATTTAGTATTTTTGCATAAAGTCGAGTAGTGCCGACAAACGAAATTATTTATTAAAGCCTTGGCTGATTGGTCGCACTACCCATGAAGCTAAGGTTTTTTATTTTATGGAACATAAACTTTTTGAAAAAAAAGACGGTTGTGTTTACTTCTTTAAGCACAAGAAATTAAAGCCAATAAAGATTGGTTATTCAGCGAAAAACAATCCTATGGATAGGTTTGAGCAACTTAAAACTTATGCACCTTTTGGAGCTGAAATAATAGCTTTTGAAAAATGCTCAATGGCTATGGAAGCTGAAAGGTTTTTACATGAGGAGTTTAAAGATAAAAGATTAGAGGGCGAATGGTTTAATATTACTAAAAAGGATATTGCCTTTTGTATTTCTTACTTAAGAAAATTAGAAAAATTACATAAATAAAAAATATATAAAAATGAAAGTATCATTATTTAGAGATATAAAATCAATAACACCTTTAAAAGAGGTTAATGCTTTAAAAATTGTTGAAGAAATTAAAAGCGGAAAATATAAACTAAAAGTTGCTAACATTAGAATTGAAAAAGATAAGGCTAAACGAAATCTTTTAAAACAGAAATTACCCTATGTTACTTTTGCTGGTGTATTTTCCACACGTTCAAATAGCAACTTAAAAAAATCGTCGGGTTTAGCCTGTTTTGATTTTGACGAGGTTTTAGATGTTGAGGAACTTAAAAGCAAAGTGAATGAAGACAAATATACTTTAGCTTCATTTGTTAGCCCCTCAGGAAATGGGTTAAAAGTATTGGTAAAAATTCCTTTGGTAGATAATAACGACGATTACAAAGATTATTACGTAGAAATATCTAAACATTTTGAGCAATACCATAAAGCCGATGAGGGTACAAAGGATATAGCAAGAGCCTGTTATTTAAGCTACGATACTAGTGCCTTTATAAATCCCGATAGCTTACTTTTTACCGATAAATTTTTAAGACCTTTACCAGTTCAAACTGAAATTATAAATATTCCAATATCGGATAAAAACGAAATTGCAGAAAGGCTTGATAAATGGTTTAAAAAAAGGTGGAGCGCTACCAATAGGAATTGTAATCTTCATGCTTATGCAAGGCAAATGAACGCTTTTGGTGTTGATAAGTCAATATGTGAAGATTATTTATTTAGGTATGAGCAAAGCGACTTTAGGAGAGAGGAAATAAGCCAATTAATTGATAGCGCTTACCGTTATTCTAATGAATTTGCAACACGTTTTTTTGAAGATAAAAAAAGGGTAACACAGATTAAAAATGTGGCTATTGCTGGAGAAAGTATCGACAAAATAAAAGATAAGTTTACCGATGTAAATCAGGAAGCTATTTTAAACGAATTTGAAAAGCATAAAAATCAAATAGTATTCGAGGACTTTTGGTATTACTCCGAAAATGAAAAAATACAACTTGCTACTTATCGATTTTTACAGTATTTAGAAGCTAATAAAATCTTTAAATTTTTTCCTGATAAAGAGAGTGGAAAATTTGACTTTGTAAAAACTACAAAGAATTTCATTGCCATATTTGAAGAGAGTAAAATTAAAGACTTTGTCTTGTCGGATTTGCGTTCTAGGGGTTGTATAGATGCTTTTGAGTTAATGGCTAATAATACAAGCTATTTTAACCCCAATTTTTTATCAATGGTTAAAAGTATTGATGTTACTTTCAATAAAGACGATGCTAATACTTCATATTTATATTACAAAAATGGTATTGTAAAGACTACTAAGGATAAAATAGAACTATTAAAATACTCCGACATAACCGATTTAGTTTGGGAAAACCAAGTTATAGACAGAGTAATTGAATTAAATAATGAAAGTCAAGGGGTATTTAAAACCTTTTTATGGAAATTGTCTGCTGAAAATGTAGAACGTTATTATACGCTAAAATCTGTAATAGGTTACTTAATGCACTCATACCAAAATGAAGCAAAGCCAAAGAGTATCATTTTTAACGATGAAATGTTAAGCGACGATGTTGCAAATGGTGGTTCAGGTAAAGGTTTAATACATAAGGCTATTGGAAAAATTAAAAAGATAATTACAGAAGACGGAAAAAGCTTTGACCATAAGAGCCAATTTGCATACCAAAGGGTTGCAAAAGATACGCAAATATTTTTAATTGATGATGTACCGAAAAACTTTGACTTTGAGAATTTATTTAGTGTAATTACTGAGGGGATGACAGTAGAGAAAAAGGGGCAAGATGCGTATCAAATACCCTTTAAAGACAGTCCGAAAATATCAATTACAACAAACTACACCGTTAAAGGATTTAGTCCCAGCCATGAGCGTAGAGTGTTTGAAGTTGAAATTGCTAACTTTTTTAATGCTGAACATACACCACAAGACGAATTTGGGCACTTGTTTTTTGTTGATTGGGATATTGAGGAATGGAAAAAGTTTGACAATTTTATGATTAGATGCGTACAATTCTATTTGAAAAACGGTTTAGTAGCTTCGGAAAAAGTAAACTTAAAAGAGCGTAAATTCAGAAATGAAGTTGGTTTGGAATTTATCGAATTTATGGAAGCTAGGAGCGGACAATTTAACGGTGCGCCTTTAAGCCGTAAAAAAATGCGAGAGGAATTTAATGCCGAATATCCACAACTAGCAAGATTTAACACACCGCAGAAGTTTAATACTAAAGTAAAAGAGTACTGCAAATTTTACAATATCAATTTAGAAGAAAATAAATGCAATGGGGTTGTATGCTTTTATATTGGTGGAATAAACAACGGTAATACTAACAATGATTTATTAGTAGATGATGAAGAAGCACCTTTTTAATTTAAGACATTACCAAAGTAAGGTTATAGATGATGTTTTAAAGCATTTGGAAATAAACAATAGGTGTTGTGTTTCATTGGCTACGGGTGGCGGTAAGACGGTTATTTTTAGCAACTTAGTAAATCATTTTAAAAATAGCAAAGTTTTAATTTGCGTACACAGAGAAGAGTTAGTGCACCAAACCTCTAAAACTTTACCGATTGAACATAACTTGATTATTCCAAACCATAAAAACAAGCAAGAATTAAATGTTACCGTTGCAATGGTTCAAACGTTAAATAATCGAATTAAAAAAGGTTTAGTAAATATAAATGATTTTGATTTTGTGATAGTTGATGAATGTCACAGGGGGGAATTTATGAAAGTAATTGACAAATCTGTTTACAATAATAAATTAATAGGTTTTACTGCAACGCCTAACTATGAGAAAATAGAAACGATTAAAATCGGGGGCGAAAGGTACAGACAAAAAGTGCCACTTGCAAGATATTATGATACATTAATTAAAGGCGTTGAGATTAACGAATTAATCGAGCAAGGGTATTTGGTGCAAGATGAAAACTTTACTTTATCAAATGAAGATTTAGGATTGTTGCAAGAAGATGACAAAGGCGGTTATACCGATGAAAGTCAAAGTTTGGTGTTTGGATCCCCTAAAGCATTGCAAAATAGTTTAGATGTTTACAATGAATATTGCAAGGGTAAAAAAACAATTATTTTTAACTCGAATACTATTGTAAATAAAAAGCTTTACGAATTAATGTTAGCCAACGGTGTAAACGCTAAAATGTACGATAGCAAAAACAGTGAGGAACACCGCTCGGAATTGATAGATTGGTTTAAAAATACTCCTGATGCTGTACTTTTAAACGTTCATATTTTTACAACAGGCTTTGATTGTACCGATGTTGAGGTTGTATTTTTGAATAAAAAAACTAAGTCGATAAACCTATTTTTACAAATGGTGGGGCGTGGTGGTCGTATTACTGATAAAATTTTTAAACCGACTTTTAAAGTGATTGATTTAGGGGCAAATATTGAAGACTTTGGAAAATGGAGCGCACCTCGAAATTGGGACTTTTATTTTACAGATAGTGAGCGCAAGAAAGTTGGTAAACCTCAACCAGCAAAAACAAGGATATGCCACGTTTGTGAAGCTATAAACTCAGCGAATAGTTTAACTTGCTTTAAATGCGGAGCTGAAAAAAGGTTTACAAATGGAAATAGTGTTGTAGGTATTCCAAAACGTGAGGGAAAATTCGTGTTACCTTCAGCGAATGCAGTTGTTGATTATTGCCAAAAAAATAATTTAACTACTTTACAAGCAACTAAAATTGTTCATGGCTATTTAGTTGAAATGATAAAAGACTTTGATTATCATAAATTTGAAGTAGCATTATTAAATGGCAAACTTTACAAGCGATTAAAAGAGGTGTTAACACCTTACTATTTTGCAATTCAAAAAAGTGAATTAGAGGGCAATCGAAATAGGCGCTTTGAAACATTTATAGATAATAGTATCGAGGCAATGAAAAAGTATTATTCAAATCAAATATAAAAATGGAAAAAACAGAAGACCAAATCCAAGCAGAAATCTACAAATGGTTTCACAACGAGTATTGTACAAAATTTAATAATCCAAGATGTTGCATTTTCGCAGTTCCTAATGGTGGGCTACGTTCCAAGCACGAAGCAATGAAATTAAAATCTACTGGCGTTGTGGCTGGCGTTTCAGATTTGATCGTGCTACTACCTAACCGATGTTTATTCGTTGAGGTAAAGACTGATATAGGAAGACAAAGCGATAAACAAAAAGAATTTGAGCAAATAGTTAAAAATTTAGGCTTTGATTATCAATTAGTTAGAAGTTTAGATGACTTTTTAACTTTCATTAACGTATATATAAATTAAATTTAACTATATTTGCATAAACAATTAAACAATTAAAACTATGGAAAAGAAAACAATTTTTGAAGCGTTGAACAGTATCAATGTTAACGACAAAACAGAAAAAAAAGCAGGTTTAACTTACCTTAGCTGGTCATGGGCGTGGGCTGAGGTTAAGAAGCTTTACCCGAATGTTCAACGCAAGGTTTACGAAACCGAAACAGGCATGAACTACTTTACTGATGGCAATACTTGTTGGGTAAAGGTAGGCGTAACTATTGGCGATATTGAACATATCGACTACTTGCCGATTATGAACAACCGAAACCAAAGCATTAAACTAGACCAAGTAACGAGTTTTGATATTAACAAGGCTATCCAAAGGAGCACGACAAAGGCTTTAGCATTGCATGGTTTAGGCTTATACATTTACGCTGGAGAAGATTTGCCTGAGGGTTACGAGCCACCGAAGCCAAAAATAGACGAAACAAGGTTTGTTAAGGCTTTAGAAAAAATAAAAGAGGGGGCTTATACAGTTGAAAAGTTAACAGCTAGTTTTGAGTTAAGTGATGAACAATTAAAACGTTTGTAGTATGGAAATATATAGAGTTTGCCAACAATATAATAGAGGGATACAAAAAATAAAAACTGATAAAGTAAATCCTGACGGTACGTTTATTTATAAAACTTACTCAAACTTTTATAGAATAAAAAAAATAAATAACATAGATGATAAAAATGATAACGAAAGTTGTTTTTTCTTAACTTATGAAGAAGCTAAAAATTATTTAATAAAATTAGCAAGTGCGGATATTGATAGAGCAAAAAAAATTATAGAAAAAGCAGAAAACACAATAAAACGTTTGTAGTATGAATAACCTAACAGTAAGATGCTCCGAGTTATCCAAGTTGATGACAAAGGGACGCTCCAAAAATGAGCCATTAGGCGAAACTACAAAGTCGTGGTTAATGCAAAAGGCAAAAGAGGACTTTTATGGCATTTTCGTAAACGTTTCAACTAAATACACGGACAAAGGTATAATGAACGAAAATAAGGCTATTAAAATGCTAAATAACGTATATTTTACCGACTATTACAAAAACGATGTACGTAAAACAAACGAATGGCTTACAGGCGAATGTGATATTTTAGCACCTGATAAGATTATAGATATTAAATGCAGTTGGTCGTTTGATACGTTCCCAGCGTTTTACGAAGAAGCCGAGAAAAGTGTTAAACAAAGTGGCTACGACTGGCAAATGCGCGGTTATATGATGCTATTTGACCGTCCAAAAGCAGAAGTTACTTACTGCCTGACTTCAACGCCTGATGAACTACTAACCAAATTCGATGACGTTGCACTGCATAAGGTCGACCACATAAACCCAGCATTAAGAGTAACGAGTGTAACAATCGAACGAGATTTGGAAATAGAAGCGCAAATGTACGAGCAGTATAAAATAGCAAACGAGTATTATAACAATTTAATTAATCAACTTAAAAACAAGTAAACATGGAATTATCAAAAATGACAAAATTTGAATTAAAAGCTCTAGAATTAGAAGTAAAAAAAGAGTTGCTAACTAGAGATAAAAACACTAATTTATCCGATTTAAATATTGATGCAAGGCTTCTTAGTGCTTTAGTTAGAGTAAATATTTTAACTTTAGAGGATTTAATGAATAGGTCTAATGAAGATTTAACGACAATTAGAAATATAGGTAAAAGCGGACTTGTTCAACTTTTAGAGCTAAAAAACAATTTTATTATTAATCAATTAAAAAACAAGTAAAAATGGAAGTCAAAGGAAAAGTAGCCTTTATAGGCGCAAAACAACAAGTAAGCGACAAATTTGCAAAACGTGAATTTGTATTGGAAACAGCGGAACAGTACCCGCAACAAATCTTAATTCAAGCAACCAACGAGCGTTGCGGAATATTAGATAAGTTGGTACTAGGTCAAGAAGTTACCGCGAGTATTAACCTTAGAGGGCGCAAGTGGACTGATAAAGACGGTAACGATAAGTATTTCAATACTATTGAAGCGTGGAAAATTAATTTTGGAGATGTTACAAATCCAACGCCAACACCTGAACCAACTAATGACCTACCATTTTAATTATGGAAGCAAAAGACTTAAAGAACCTGACAAAAGATTGTCAGAGGGTAATTAAAGATTACCTAAAAAAAGAGAAAATGAGTGTTAATGCCTTAGCAAAATCTGCTAAGGTACACCCAACCCAGTTGCATTTGTTTATAAAAGGCGAAAGGGGTTTAAATTTAACAACCATGCAGAAATTAGCGGATGTAATTAGTGGGTAACGGATACGGCTATGTGCAGTAGCGGATTAAGAACACAAAACTTTAAATATAGAACGAATGATGGTAGTAGAACAAATGTTAAAGAACGCACCGAAACCGCTATTGCATATAGCCGATGTTAGCGGTAGTGCTTTATTTCAAGGTGATTGCTTAGATATTATGCCTTTGATACCTGATAATAGTATTGATTGTGTAATTACTGACCCACCTTACGGAACAACGGCTTGTAAGTGGGACAGTGTAATTCCTTTTGATAAAATGTGGGAACAACTAAACAGGATTATAAAACCCAATGGGGCTATTGTTTTATTTGGAAGTGAGCCATTTTCAAGTGCTTTAAGAATGAGCAACATTAAAAACTATAAGTATGACTGGACTTGGAATAAAATAAAACCTGGTGCTTTTGCAGTTGCTAAATATAGACCATTAGGGGATACCGAAAATATAAGTGTTTTTGCTTTAAATAAGCATAATTACTACCCAATAATGGAAGCACAAAAACCAAGAACAGGTAAAATATATGCAAGTAGTGATAGTGCAAGTGTAAAGTATAATGATGGAGTATTAAGAAATTATGATGAAAAATACCCAAAAACACTTATTACTTTTAGCAATGCTAATAATAAAGGTAAACAACACCCAACGCAAAAGCCAGTTGAACTTATGGAATACCTGATTAAAACATATACAAAAGAAAATGAAACTGTATTGGATTTTACAATGGGTAGCGGAAGTACATTGGTAGCTTCTAAAAATCTTAACCGTAAATTTATCGGTATCGAAAAAGAACCAAAATATTATCAGATTGCCTGTCAGCGATGCGGTTTTTAGCATTACCGCTAACACCCCAATTTACGCCCGTTTTAATGGCGTAAAAATAATGTTATAATTATGAAAAACATTAAAATAACAATCTTACAAAGGGTATTCAGGAAGAACAACGTGCTGTTTTATTTCGAATACCCTAATAAGGCTACAAACTTAGATACAGGTAAACATTTTGAAGATAACCGCGTGTATAATTCGCACCAACAACACCGATTATTACCACCAAACTACCACGAAGCCGAACGCGAATATTTGCAGAATGAGGAATATTACGAACAAATTTTGTTAAAATATCTTAATGTTATTATATAGTTAAATTAAATTTATAGATTTGCATAAACAATTAAACATTTATATTATGAAAACAGCAGTAGATTACAGAATGCACCCTGAACACCCAGCGGTGGAGCTTTACAAGGAATTTTTAAGAAAACCTGTTTACGAATTAAATCACAGAGATGCTTCATTGCAACAGGATGACTGCCTTTACCGATTAAAGTGGATTGAAACCAACTTTATGGACTGGGTACACGACATTGAGGGATTAGATTATAAGCAAGATTTGTTAAAGCGTGTTGATCAGTTCAATCAAGTATGTAAAACACACCAATGCAAAATCTTCAAGTACTACGATGGCGAGTATGAAGATGACCGCAAGAGGTTTGCAACTTATTTTATAGGCTTCATACCATGCGAATAATATATTTGTTAATACTCCCAAGCCTAGCATTTGCACCGTCTAACAATATACAAATAAAGCAAAGGTTTGATTATGCCGAACACATAAGGCGCAAATTAAACTGCATTTTAGAAATTGAAGACGGTTCAAACTACTGGGAGTTTAAAAACAAAACAAAGGATAAAGAATTATTAATTAAAAAATATTTAGAGAAATGAAAATAAAAGACTTAAAAGAGCCATACAAAGAAAATGATAAAAGATACTTTATTGTTTCTTATTCAGGTAAAATTAATTCAAACATCTTTGTAGGTTTTATTGATTTTTCGACAGACGGATGTTTTTTAAATCTTAAAACAACAGTTGAGCAGATAAAAGAAAGACAAGGAATAAACGAATGTGTTATTACTAATATAATAGAAGTAAGTGAGCAAGATTTTAACGATTGGAATAATTAACCTTAAAACCAAATAAAATGAAACTAAGTAAAGAACAACGCGACAATATAACCAAACTAAGTGCTTTATGTTCAATTCAAACACTTATGTTTAGCGGTTGTAAAGCTGATATTATAGCCATGAATACCCATACTTTAAAGCAAGGTTACAAATACGATACTTTGAGTAAACCTAACAAAAAGGTAGTGGATAAGAAAATAGCCGAAGCGGTTAAAAATCTTAACCAAACTATTGATTTGGTAATTAAAGTAAATGCAAGAATTGAAACTTCAATGCGTAACACTTTGGGTGATGAGGTTGTAGATGCTTTGATAGATGAAATTGATTTGGCACTTGATAAAGTTGAACTTGATAAATATTTGAAGAAATGAAAAACATAAACATAATGGTATTCGATGAAATGTCTTTATCAATTAGGAATGATGACTTTAACCTTGCTTATTTCAGAACTAAACCCCCAGAATGGTTTGGAGGTTTACAATGTAATTTTGAGCAAAATAGCAAGGAATACAAAGAGTTAGAAACTAAGTTGGTTAATTTAGCTGAAACAATTTTAAAAGAAATTAAGGAATTATGATACACCCACAAATTTACGTAGGCTTACAATTGAAGCCAAAACAAGTCAATTTAATATCCATTTTTGAAATGGTATGCGAAAAGTTAAAAGTACACCCGAAAGAGGTAAAAGGGCGAACACGATTTGAAGAAATTGTACGGGCAAGAATTGTTTACTCAATACTTGCACTTAATAGTGGCTATACTTTGCGAGAGGTTGGAACGTTGATTAACAGGCACCATGCAAGTATTATTCATTACAAAGAGGAATTTAAGTACATGAAGTACAATCCGAGATTAGAGGAAGATTTTAATAAGTGTAGGTTATGAATGTAACAGAAAGAATACAAATAACGAATGAGGATAACATGGTACTAATGGCACGTTATCCCGATAAATATTTTGATTTGGCTATTGTTGACCCGCCTTATGGGATAAATATTAATATAAACATGGGTAGGAGAAAAGGAGATAAAAAAAGCCCTTATCATAAATTTGCTGGGAATGATAGTGAAACGCCAAATATAGAATATTTTAAAGAATTATTTAGAATATCTAAAAATCAAATTGTTTGGGGTGGAAATTACATGGTTCAAAAAATGGCTTCTGCAGGTTTAGATATAGTTTCATCGTGTTGGTTATTATGGGATAAAGGTTTTTCAGAAGATGTTACTTTTGCACAGTTTGAATTAGCGTGGACTTCATTTAAATCAAGTGCTAAAAAATTTGATAAAAATCCAAATCAACCAAACCGCATCCACCCAACCCAAAAACCAGTTAAATTATACGAATGGCTTTTGATGAATTACGCCAAAGAGGGCGACAAAATACTTGATACTCATTTAGGTTCGGGAAGTATAGCAATAGCGTGTAACCGTTTAGGTTTTGAGTTAACAGCTTGTGAATTGGATAAAGAGTATTTTGAAAGTGCTGTAAAGCGTATAAAACTAGAAACAAGCCAATTAAGTTTATTTTAACGATATGATAGTGCTATATTACATTTTATTTAAGATATTTGTTACTTATTTAGAGGTATTAGATTATCTCAAAAAATATTTTTAACTTTGTAACCTATGAACTTTTTTAAGAAAATAAAGGTAAAGCGAGAATTAAAGGAAATCGAACAACAACTTGAAGCTATTAAGCAAATCAAGTTTTACGAAGCTTTGATTTTAGCCTTGCCAACGGAGCAACTTAATGTAAGGGTTGGATATATGGACTTTGTACTCGAAAAAGACGATAAGTTAAAGCCAGTAGTTGATAAGATATTGATTGAGGAAATTAATAAACAGATTGAAAATTTAAAGGGTAAGTTATGAGTAAAGTAGGAGCGCCGAAAAATAATCTAAATGCTGAGAAATGGACTATTGAAGAAGCTACAAACCTATTCGATAAAGCCTTAACACTTTCTAAAGATAGGGACTATGATTTTATTGGGGAAATAGCTTACGATTTAGATATTGATAAAGGTACTTTTGATTATTTAATTAATAAATTTCCCGAGTTAAAACCTTATAAACAAAGGCTTTTGGCTAATTGTGAGGTAAATTGTTTTCGTAACATAAAAACTGAGTCCATAAATACTGCTGCGGGAATTATCAATTTAAAATCTAATCATGGGTGGACTGACCGCCAACAATTAGACCACACCACCAAAGGCAACGAAATAAACCAAACGCCTATAATCGTGGCTAACAAGGAAACCGCAGATGCTTTAGAGGAATTAAGAAAAAGATTTGAAGATGAAACTGACAACGACGTTTCATAACACCCTAAAAGCCTATTTAAAAAATAGCAGATTTATAGTTAATAAGGGGGGGTCTAGAAGTGGTAAAACCTACTCTGCCCTCCAACTGCTTTACATTATTGCTCGAGATAGCAAGAAGCCTTTAATCATACACGTTGTAAGCCATAGCACCCCTCATTTAAAGGACGGTGCTATCGTTGATTTTGAACATATCCTAAACGGTCAACAGGTTAACATTGATGCCATACGAACGCAAAACCCACACACCTACAAAATAGGGGTATCAATCATTAAGTTTATAGGCTTTGATAACGTAGGCAAATCACATGGAGCGAAAAGGGATATACTATTTATTAATGAGTGTAATTTAATGAAGTATGAAATATGCCACCAATTATTTCAGCGTACAAGGGGCACTATATTTCTAGACTATAACCCCAGCAGTAAGTTCTGGATTGATACGTGTGGAATATTGGAAGATGAACGCACCACATTAATACACTCCACTTTTTTAGATAATGCCGAGAATTTAACACCAGCCCAAATTGATGACTTTGAAATGGCAAAGCGAAAGCACGACGAGGAACGCCAAAGGGGAATACAAGGCTACTACTATAATTGGTGGCGTGTTTACGGTTTAGGCTTGTTGGGGCGTGTTAGCGGTACGATAATTAATAATTGGGAAGTCGCACCATTTCCCGAAACGGATGTTTATGGATATTGTATCGACTGGGGAGCAAAAGACCCATTTACATTAACTAAGGTAGCAGTTGACAAAAAAGGCAAACGATTATGGGCGCATCAAGAGATTTATGCACCGATGCCGAATTTAGATAACATGATTGAAGCTATTGCCAAAAAGATAACAGACCGCTCAAAGGTTATAATTTGCGATAGTGCCCGACCTGATTTAATCGTGTTGCTAACTCGAAATGGCTTTAATGCAAGACCATGTTTACCTAAGAAAAAGCTAAACAGTATTCAGTTGCTATCTAGTTATCAATTACTAATCACAGGGCAATCTTACAATATCCAAGACGAACTATACAAATACAAATGGAAGGACAAAGCGGGGGAAGTACCCGAAGACGGTAACGACCATGCTATTGACCCTTTAGGATATTATTTAAGGTGGTACGATTATACTTATTAATTTTTTTTATAACTTTGCAAATATGATAATTAAAAACTATAACACAGAGCCTTATAACGTTTTCGAGACGAGCAAACCAGCGACCGAAAATGTTTTTATTCCCTTGTTTAGTACGGGGAGGGCTAACACTAATATAAGTGAAAGCTATTTAATTGATGAGGGTTACATAACCAATGATATGGTTTACGCTGTTGCAAAGCGTATTGCTCAGGTAACAGCAAGTTTGCCCATTATCCTTGAGAATAACGGACAATATATTGAAGACGAAAACGACGAACTAAAGCGGTTTATCTTTGAGAATTGGCACGATAACGACAGTTTGGAACAAGCGTTGTTTAAAGAAGTTTTGTACCTAATCTTAACGGGGGATAGTTATCACTACGCACCATACGAGTATATCGGTGCTAGTTTACCCGCGAAAAATTATATTTTACCCCCTCAAAATGTGAGTGCGTGGCGTGAAACAATGTCGATACTATCCGACATTGACCGTTACGAGTTTAACGACGGGATAAGTATTAGGAAGATTAGTCCAACGGAAATAATGCACTGTCAATATTTTAATCCAACTATTGAGGGAATACGCAACAACGAGGGGTTAAGCCCTTTGCAATCGGGTTTTGATTTGTTGAAAGCAACCAATAACCGTAACTTAGCCGAAAGTAGCCTATACGAAAATAGAGGTGCTAGTGGTATTATTTCAAGTAAGAATGAATATCCAATTACCGCTGAAGATAGGGAGCAACTACAAAGAGATTTTAACAATCGTGTAGGCGGTGCAAAAAACGCCAATAAAATCATAACCGTTCAGGGGTCTGTTGACTACAAGCAGTTAGGAATGAGTGCTAGTGATATGGAGTTGTTAGGTATGAGAGCTGAACACCTTAGAGCGGTTTGCTCATTGTTTGGCGTTCAATCGGTTATCTTTGGCGATGTTGGTGCTAGTACCTATAACAATATGCAAGAAGCCATGAAAGACTTTTATAACCAAACTTGTATTCCTATTATGGAGCAAATTTTGGCGCAAAAGAACAAGCAACTAATTAAACGTTATAACTACATATCGGGGCAAAAATATAAGCTAACGATAGATAAAAACGATATTGATGCGTTGAAGCCTGACGCTGAAAAGCAGTTGGATAGTACAGTTAAGCTTTACCAAACAGGGTTAATTTCGATAGATGAAGCAAGACAAATATTAGGCTATAACGACGAATTAGCGGTAACTAAGACAATGACAAACTTAATGCGTTTAAGTCCGTTGGTATCGAATAAATTACTAGAAAGTTTAACACCTGAGGAATTAGCAAATTTAATAAAAAGTTAAAAATGGAAATAAAAACACTAATTGAGAAAAAAGCAGAAGTATTAAAGCTTAGGCGAATAGCAAGAAAATACGACGTTATAACCAAGTCCGATGTTGTAGAGATTGAGAGCGAAGACGATGTACTAAAGCGTACTATTATAGGCAACACTTATAACTGGTTAGATAATCATGGCGATGTACATTTGTCGGGGTGCTTTGCAAAGTCCATAAGTGAGCGTACACCGTTTTTCTTAGCGGATCATAAGCACGATGTTACTGCTAAAGTGGGAATAATTAACGAGGTAATGGAAGCACCGATAAGTTGGGCTGAGTTAGGAGTTGATAAAGAGGGTAACACCGAGTGTTTAAAGGCGAATGTTGATGTTATTGAAGACTTAAATAAAAGCGTTTATTACCAATACAAAAATGGTATGATTAACCAACACTCGGTAGGAATGGAATACATACAACTAGATATTGCCATAAACGATACATACGACAAAGAGGGCTATGCAAATTGGTTAAAATACTTACCGATGTTAGGCAATCCGATTGAAGCTGAGGAATGCGGTTACTTTTACCTAGTTAAGGAAGCTAAATTATTTGAAATAAGCGCAGTTCTATCGGCAAGTAATATCCTAACCCCAACTATGCAAGATGATGCTGTTATAAAAGAAATTTATAAAAAATTTGGAGATATAGATAAATTTTATGAATTTTGTAAAATCACTCTAGGTACTGAGCCGACAAATATCACTCAGGTAATAGAGCCGAAAAAGAAAAGCTATTATAAACATTTAATTAAAAAGTAAAAAACAATGGAAAACTTTACAGCAGAAACAACCTTTGAAGAATATTTAGGAATGTTGGGTATTGCCAACTTTGACGAATTACCTGAAGAGGAACAAGCGAAATTAGTACAAGATTACCAAGACGCTTTAGCGGGTTTGGTTAAAATGTACGAAGAAGAAAACAAGAAAAACAAAACTCAAATTGCGGTTATGAAAAACCAAATGGAATTGGGTTTCAAAGAATTATCTAAAAAAATTGAAAAAATGAAATCAGTTGATGCAACAATGAAAAGTTTCTCGGCACAAATCCGTGAAAGCTTAATTGCTAACAAACAAGCGTTGGCAGAATTAAAGAACGACAAAAACAAATCAGTAGTATTTAAGGCGGTTGGTAACATGACCTTTAGCGGTAACTTATCAGGTGGTAATGTACCGGTTGAAGACCGTATCGAGGGTTTAAACGTAATTGCTTCAAGAGAAACTAAATTCTTAGCGTCGTTACAACCAAAAGCAACTTCTAGTAATGTAGTTAGCTGGGTGGCTCAATCAGGTAAAGAGGGTACCGCTGGTTCAACTGCTGAAGGTGTTAAGAAAAACCAAATCGATTTTAACTTAGTTGTTGCTTCCGAAAATGTTAAAAAAACAACTGCATTTATCAAAATTTCTAACGAGATGTTAGATGACGTTGATTGGATGCAATCAGAAATCGAAGCTGAGTTAATGAGAGAATTGTTAAAAGCAGTAGAGTTAGGTGCATTTAGTGGAGATGCTTCAGGTGCTAACTTAAGAGGTGTAAAAACTGTTGCTACTGCGTTTGCTATCACAGGAGCGGATTTTGGCGAAGCGGTTGTTAATCCTAACATTGTAGATGTGTTAGTTGCTGGTAACTTACAAATTGAGTTAGCAGAGCAAGGCCAAGCGACTTTATGTTTCTTAAACCCTAGAGATATTGCGAAATTGAAAGTTCAAAAAGTAAGTGGTACAGATAAGAGATACATTGACCGTTTACAGGCAATCGGCGACAGCTTGTTATTAGACGGTGTTACAAAAATCGTATCTACTACTTTAGTAACAGCTGGGGAGTTCTTAATGGGTAACTTTGATAAAGCTTACTTAGTAGAAAAAGACGGTGTTAAGTTTGATATCGGTTACGAAAACGATGACTTCACTAAGAACTTTGTTACATTGTTAGCAGAGTGGAGAGGTGCGGTTGTGGTTAAGACTAACGATAGAACAGCGTTTATCAAAGGCGACTTTGCATCTGCTGAAGCATTATTACAGACTACGTAATCTTTCTTTCATATCATAGTTTAATTGTTGAATGGTGGGGGCGTAATTGCCCTCACTTTTTTTTGTAAGATGAATAAAGTGGTTTACATAATGGCAATCTACCAACGCCACGAATTAACTAAAATAGTGTTAGACTATTATCGGGATTTAGGTATTGAGTTAATAATTGCTGGTAGTGAGGGCGTAATAAGTCAAGAGTTGGCTAATGGGTTTAAATACATTGAAACGCCAAACAGTCCATTGACTTACAAGAACAACGCAATGTTAAAAAAGGTGCAGAAATATGAACATGATGCGGTTGTGTTGTTGGGGAGTGATGACTTAATTTGTCCGCAAACGGTGGAATTTTATAAGCACCTACAAACAGATAAGGTGTTTGGATTTAGTGATATTTACTTTTATTCAACTGAGCATAAGCAACTCGGATATTTAGAACTCGACAAACATTTCGGTGCTGGGCGGTTTTTCCCTAAATCGGTGCTCGAAAAGTGTAATTACAAAGCATGGCAAAGGCAGTTAGATAGGGGGTGCGATACAGAAACAGAACGATATTTTAAAACATTGGGAATTGAATTTGAGCGAATAAGTATAAAGAAAAACAATCTTTTTTTAATTGATATAAAGCACGACTATAATATATCGAGTAAAAACATTATCTTTGCTTGTAAGAAAGAAAACTTTAATATTATGGCAAAAAAAGTAGGTAAACCAACAGCAGATAAGATAGAACAGTTAACATTTACGCCTAAAGCGGTGTTAAATGTTCT